TGATGGTCTTCAGCAGCTGGTCCAGCGAATTGCCAGAGGACAGCATTGTGGCCCTGGGCGATTTGCTGACCGCAGAAGTTGCTCAGGCTTTTGCCGTGCGTGAAGACCAGTGCTTGTTCCTCGGCGATGGTACGAGCACCTACGGCGGCATGGTCGGCCTGCCGAGTGCTCTGGCTGCTGGTTCGGTTGCGACCACGGCCACCAACGTTGACACCCCGGCAGAAATCACCATTGCATCTTTCGAAGACGCAATGGGCAAGCTGCTGCAACTCCCCGGCCTGCAGCCGAAGTGGTACTGCCATTCGAGCATTTACTACAACGTCATGCAGCGGCTGGGATACGCAGCGGCTGGAAACTCTGCCGTCAACTTCAACGGCGGATTTGCTCCGACGTTCTTGGGGTATCCGGTCGTCCTGTGCCAAGCAATGGCGAGCGGCGGCCCGACCACTGACCTTTCCGGTTCGTTTATCTGCTACTTCGGCGACATGAGCCGAGCAGTCACGATGGGCCAAAAGCGAGGCATCAGCATCGCCGTGGACAACAGCTACGGTTTCAACACGGATAGCATTTTCTTCCGTGCTACCGAGCGTTTCGACCTGAACTGCCACGAACGTGGCACCGCAACCGCAGGTGGTCCGATTATCGGCATCCGCTGCAATCCGGCTTAGTAGTTGATCCAGGTGTACTGCTCCGCCTGGGACCGTCGGGCGGGAGCGGGCGACTGCTCCCGCCTTTTTTCTCACAGATTCAAAAAAGGAAATTGAAATATGAACGTTCTCCAAAGCTGCGTTTATTCAACGCTGCTCGCACCGATTACCGCTGCAACCACTGCACGCACTGCCAACCTCGACACTCAGGGAGCCGATTACGCAACCATCGTGATCTCCTGCGGTGCCGAAGCCAACACGAACTCGACCAACGTTCTTTGCAACTTGCGTGAGTCTGACGACACGACGGCAACCAACTTTGCCACGTTCAACAGCACCTACGCATTTACCATTGACAACACGACCGCTCAGGAAGCAATCCTGCACGTCGATCTCAATGGGCGAAAGCGTTACCTGCAGGTAGCGTTGACCCCCGACACCACCACCAACGGTGCGGTTCTGACTTCAGTGATCGGCGTCCTGAAAAAGGAAATTGCTGACGCTGCCAACACCAACAACGCCGATTACGTGCGAGTTGGTTAGCAATAAGACGGTCAACCAGTGCGGAGCAGATGCACATGGATACACAGATGGAAGCCAAGGTGGCGGCGTTTATGACGGCCCCGCGCTACGAATGCGTCTGGAGCCGGAACGTCATCGACCACGCATTCAAAAAGGCGGGCATCCCGCTGATTGTTTCTGGTGGCGTTTTCTACGGCCAGTGCATGCAGCGGATGTTCGAGGATGCAATCGCGGCAGGCGTTGAAATTGCCATCACGGTGGACTTTGACAGTTGTTTCAACGTCGCTCAGGTGCATCGCCTGTTGGGTGTGCTGTGCAGTGATGAGAAATACGACGCGGTGGCAGCAATGCAATGCCGGCGAGGCAGGCAGATCCCGCTGTTTACGGTCGGCGGTCAAACGCAGGTCGAGTACCAGGGCGAGCCAATTGAAGTCACGACGGCACACTTTGGGCTGACGGCTATCAAGCTCGACCGGCTGCGGGACGTGCCCAAGCCTTGGTTCTGGAGCCGGCCTGATTTGGACGGGTGCTGGACCGATGCCAAGATTGACGACGACATCTGGTTCTGGAATCGGTTCAGGGAGGCCGGGCGTCGCGTTTGGGTGGACTGCGAAACACGAATCGGGCATTTGGAGGAAATGATCGCCATCTACGACGAGAACCTGCAGCCCAAGCACATTTACCCAGAACAGTGGCGAGAGCAATTCTTAGGGGGCGGCAATGCAGTTGAAAAAGGTTGAGCAGGTTCAGGTTGAGTTGGTGCGGGACTGGCTGAGCTACAAGGCCGGCGAGGTGCGTTTGATGTACCCCGGCGAGGCAGACGCGATGGAAAGGTTTGGAAATGGGCGGATTCTCGGCAAGCGGACCACTGCGAACAGCGGACAAGTCGATCACTCTGGCAGCGGCGACAGTAGAACCGCTGCAGCTGGAGGAGGTGAAAAAACACCTAGAAATCGCCGCGGGTGATTCAACGCATGACGATCAGCTGCAGGGGATGATTCAGCAGGCTCGGGAGCAGGTTGAGCATGACTGTCAGGTGGTGCTGGTTCATCGCACGGTTACAGAGAAATTCAACTGGTCCGGCGACGAAGAATATTGGCAACTGTACTACCGGCCGATCTCCAGCATTACTTCGGTCACCTACTACGACTCAACCAACACGCAGCAGACGTTCTCGGCCAGCAACTACAGCCTGGACGCGGACCGTCGCCGCGTGTGGCTTAATAGCAACGCGGCATGGCCGACAACCTACGACCGCTGGGACGGCATCACCGTGACCTACGTTGCCGGATACGGTGCCAACGGCGGGTCCGTGCCGCAGATGTTCAAGCAGGCGATGCTGCTGCTGATTGGGTATTACTTTGAAGAACGCACGATGATGGGCAACGAAATCATCACGGGCGGATTCAAAGCGTATGAAAACCTGCTGGCGCGCATGAAACGGAGCAACTACCCGTGAGGCAGAAGCCCGGCCAGTACCGCGACCGCATCCACATCTACAACGAAACGTCAGCAGACGGCTCGGACGACCCGGCATTTGCGACGACGCTGTGGCGTGACCTGCCGTGCAGCATCACGGCGGTAACTGGCGGCGAGACTTACCGCGGGCGGCAGATTGAAGCGACCATCACGCACGTCATCGAAATGCGTTACTACGCTGGAATCCTGCCGAACATGCGAGCATACCAGCCACTGACGCAAACCTACTACGAAATCCGAAACTGTCTGAGCATGGACAACAGCACGCGGATCATGATGCAGGTGACGGAGGTGGTGGTCTGATGGCAAAAGCAATAAAGATGGGCATTGAGCTTTTCGAGGATTTGAACATCGAAAGCATGTTGTCTGAACTGGACTGGCTGGTGCGTGGCCGTGTGTTGTCGTCTGCCCTGCGAAAAGCGGCTGAGGTTGTAAAACTTGCGGCAATTCCAAACGTGCCGCGAAGTTCCATCACGCAAACAGCAAAAAAGAAAAGCCAAAAGCAAAAGCGTGCCGACCAGGCACGTGTGCCACTGGCCGACGCCATCGGTTTTAAGGTAAAGAACTACGGTGATGGTCAAGTCTGGGTGGCAATCGTCGGGGCTGAAAAGCAAAAAGGACGTGTTGGAACGACAGCACATTCGCATTTGCTTGAATACGGGCACCGTGCCTACTACTGGAGCGACGAACCAGCGACCCGCAAGACATTTGTTGAGGCGAAACGCTGGCTTGCACCTGCTGTTGACAGCACAAAGGCACAGCAGCAAGACGCCATTTTTGGCGTGTTGAAATCAGCAATGGTGCGGGCGCACCGCAAACGAAACAAAAAAACAGTCATCAAGCAGGCTTAGCTAATGCCAGACATCCTAACGGACCTGCGAGCGTACCTAAAAAGCAAGTCAGCGATCACGTCGCTGGTCGGCACCGGCGACGCTGCACGGATTTATCTGCACGACGCCAAGGAAGGAGCGGTTCTGCCGTTCATCATCCTTGAGATTTTCGCAGGCGAATCAAACGAACACTTGACCGGCATCAGCGGCATTGCCTCGAACCGCATTCAAATCGATTGCTACGGCGTCACGGGGACCGCTGCCTATAACCTTGCGGAGGCCGTTCGTCTCGCGCCACTGCAGATGTTTAGGGGCACGATGAACAGCAGCAGCAAGGTGGTCAACGTGACCAGCAACGTCAGCTACCGGCGAGGGTTCGATCCGCCAGTCGCTGGGTCCGCACAAAAACGGTATTGGGTGAGCAGGGATTACATCGTCATGTACACAGAAGCCACAAGCTAAGGAGTCGCCAAATGGCAAATACAAGAATCGACACGGGCCACGGCACCACGATTACCTTCGGAACCAGTAGCCGGTCATTAAACATTTTACTTGTTGACCCCGGAGAACGCAGCCGGCCTGCAATCGACATCACGCACCTAGGCAGCACCAATCCCGCCTACATGGCTGGCGACTTGGAAGAACCGGGCGAAATAAGCCTCACGTTCCAGTTTGACCCAGCCGGCACCGCTGGCTGGTACGCCACCAGCACGACCGCCGAGACTGTCACCATCACTTGGCCGGTCGCACCTGGCGGAACCACTGCGGCGACCTACGCCGGGAGCGGACTGGTGACGCGAGTTAAGTTCCCACCGCTGCAGACAAACCAAGTGCAGACAGGCGAAATGACCGTCAAGTGGTCTGGCGGGACTGCACCTGTATTCACACCAGGCAACTAATCGGAGGCAGAGCAGATGGCAGAACGTGTACGGCTGGCACCGCATCCGGCCAAGGACAAGAACGGCAACCCGCTATTCCCGCAGCTGCGGTCAATTATCGCGGACGGTTACGGCCTCGTTGGCTATACCGGCGACCCGCCTTACCATCGGGTCCAGTTCATCAACTGGCAGGCATCACAGGAGCCGTGGATTGTTACTGCGGTCAAGGTGCTGGTCGAAACGGAGTTCGGAATCAAGCCGGACCAGATTACAAGCGTTGCCGAACCAATCGAAATGGAAAGCGAGGATGACGACTAATGGCAAACGAAATCAGTATCACCATCGGGGCGTCCGTCACGAACGGATACCTGCGGCAAACCACTGCCACGCAAACGCGGCAGTTTAATCAAACCACCGCACGGGCTGGCAGCGTCTGCCAAGACGTTGGCACCAGCGAGGAGGCCGTGAGCTTCGGCGATGGCGTTCCTGGCTACATCGTGGCGACGAATTTGGACACCACCAACTTTGTCAGCCTGCGGTTTGTAACTGGCGGGGCAAACGCAATCAAACTGGACCCCAACGGCGGCCAAGCAGCTTTCCAGCTTGGAGCTTCGGTCAGCCTGTTTGCCATCGCAAACACTGCCGCATGTAAGGTTAAGTTTGATTGGTACAACACCTAGGAGCAGCGATGAATCGAGAGCAGTTTTTAGCAGCACGGCAGTCCCGAATTGTCGAGGTCGAGGTGCCGGACTTCGGTTTGGTCAAGATGCGGGAACTTCCTGAATCTTTGCGGGTGCGGGAGTTCGACCTGTGGCTGAGGCCAGGCGACAAGGTAAACAAACAGCGGCAGCAGGACGCACGGCTAAAGATTGTCAGTCTGTGCGTGGTTGGTGACGACGGGCAACCGTACCTCAGCGAGGATGACTTCCCGACGATGCGGCAGATGCCGGCTGCGGTGGTGACACGGCTGGCAGACGTGGCGATGTCGCTGGCTGGTCTGTCGGATGAAGACATCGAGGCCAAACTAAAAAAAACATCAGACGGCTAAAGAACAACCATCGGCGGTTTCTGCATCTGCGGCTGGCTGAAATTGCTGGCCGGTTAGATGCAGACGCCGTGGCCGATGAACTGACGCAAGAGCAGTTGTTTGAGTGGTGGGCGTATGGATACCTGCACGGCTGGTTTCCGGTCGAGCAGGAGCAGCGGGCGATGGACCCGCAGGCAGCGTTGGAATACTTCCAAAGGTTAGGCAATGGCTAGTACGACAATCCACACGCTCAGCTACAAGATGGTCGCCGATACCAGGCAATTCAGTGCTGGACTGCTGGCCACGAAATCGGAAGTGCAGCTGCTAAAGAAAATAATGGGCGACACGACGCCAGAGCAGAGGGCACAGGCCGCGTATGAGCGACTAGACAAGCTGCTGGACAAGGGCAAGATTAGCGTTGACCAATATCAGATGGCGTGGTCGCAGGTCAGCGACGAGCTAATCAAAGCTGAGCGGGCGGCAAAGAACGCAGCGATTCAGCAGGAGCGGATTGCCAAGGGCATGACCGATACCGTGGCCAAGGCGGGCAAGGGTGGCGGCAATGCGATGCTCCCATTCGGCGGCGACGTCGTGCAACTGGCCAAATACGCTGCCGGATTTTACACGGTCAGCGAGGGCGTGCGGCAATTTGCGGACGAGTTTGACCGGCTGGACAAGAACCAAGACTTTGCTGAAAAGTTCGGCATGGCGTTGGACGACTTCGAGCGGCTGCAGTTTGCGTTGACATCGCCAATCGGTGCAGACCTCGAACGCAATTCGGCACTGGGCGTCATCGAAACGATGCGAAACAACATTGCCCTTGCCAGCCGCGACATGGGCAAGGCGAAAGTATTTTTTCAAGAGCTTGGATACGAAATCGACCAAGTGGCGGCACTATCAACGATGGACGCTGTGGACCAGTTGCGAACGCTGGCATCGGATATTAGCCAGTTAAACAATGAAGACCAAGGCGTTTTTATCACGAAGCTGTTCGGCACCAGCGAGGGCAAGCTAGTCCAATTGCTGGGCCAAGGCGAGGCCGGCGTGACAGCATTGGTCAACAAAGCCAACGAACTTGGCGTGACGCAGGGCGATGCAGCAGCGGCAATTGCCAAGACTGCGGAAGAAGTTGACAAGCTGGCGATGGAATGGGGAGCGTTTAAGACACAGTTAGTCGGCGATGTCGCGCCAGCATTGGGCCAGTTTCTTGAGACAGTTCGGCAGGCCCGTGAGGGTGTAAATAATCGCAGAACATCTTCGTTTGACCAGTACGGCCGAGCCATCGGCACGACAATGGTCACGACGCTAAACACGGTCAATCCGTTTATGTCACAGGACACTGTATCACAGGCCATGATTCAAGACACGATCACTCGGCAGGTAGGGCTGGCACCGGGCATCGTCGAACGCACGGAAGCCCGGCAGAAAGAACTGGAATTGCAGCGGCAGGCTAACGAACAACTGCAGCGACTGAACGACAACCTCGAACGCAACCAAACCCAGCGGGACGCAATTAACTAATGGCAGCAAACCGCACATCTCAAGACCTAGTCGAACGGCTCATTGACGGGTTTCTTCAGTACGACTACACGGAAGTCTGGCAGGTAGACGCATCGGGACCGGCTGCGGCATTGCAAGACGCCAGCTTGCCGACGATTGGCACCCAGTACGCAATCAGCGGCGTGTCTCAGCCCGTCTACTGCTACCAGCGGCAACCACGCAGACGCAGCGACACGCAGGCCAAATCGCTGTTCGATGTCATTTGCAGTTTCACCAACGCCGTCACCCGGTACGAACGCACCGTCGATGGCTTGCCGGCCAACGAACCGGAACAGATTGTGCCGCGAGTTGATATCGCGTTCGAGGAGTTTGCCGAGCAATCACCAACGGCACAGTTTGTCGGCATTTTCCCAGCGGGCACGCAACTAACGCAGATCGATCCAGCATTAAGCAGGCAGATACCAGGTTAT